AATCCACTAATTGGTTCTATGAATATGTTTTTCTATGATCCAAAGCACAAAGAGACTCTGCCATACTACGATAGATTCCCATTGATTATTATTATTGGCCCTGCTAAGGGTGGATTTATGGGTTTAAATTTACATTATTTGCCACCGATATTGCGCGCAAAGTTTCTTGATGAACTTCTAAATATTACAAATAACAATAAATACGATGAGACTACACGCTTTCAAATATCATACAAAATGTTACAAGCAACAACAAAGATGAGATACTTTAAACCTTGTATCAAGCATTATCTTTTTTCTCAGGTAAAGTCACGACTTGCAAGAGTGCATGCACCTGAATGGGAGATTGCTACATTTTTACCGACAGCAGATTTTGCAAAAGCTTCTGCTACTAGTGTATATCGAGAATCAAGGAAAGCGATATGAGTGTCGATCAATTAAAAGGTTTAGCTTCTGCTAAGCTCGGTTTTGCAAGAACAAATCAATTCTTAGTAGAGCTTCCATCTGAGTTTGCATCTGGCGGATTATTAGCAACTCTTACATCTTTAGTCACATCGGGATCTATGGGTGGAGGAGATCTGAATCTCCTTTGCGCTAGTGCAACCCTACCAGGTAAACAGGTACTAGTACAAGAACGCCGTATAGGTATGGAATATCAGAAGGTTGCAAATGGATATGCAATTGATGATGTATCATTAACTTTCTATGTGTTAAACGATTATGGAATTAAAAAATATTTTGATAAGTGGTACAGCACAACAGTCATCGATGACTTTAGTGTAGCGCCATATAAAAGCGAATATGCACGTGATATAAAAATACATCAATTGCGTAAACCACTTGTTAATAAAAATTTCAATGTTGGTCCAATCAATATTGACGTAGGCATCGGTCAAGGTACACCATATAGTGTGCAGCTTATCGATGCATTTCCTACAACAGTGCAAGCAATTGAACTGAATAATGAACTTGATGGTTTAGTACAAGTTACTGTACAGCTATCGTATACAAACTGGAAAGCAGTAAATGACGGACAAGGATTCTTTAAGATTTCTGCAGGTCTTCCAGGTGGATTAGGTGGAATAGTTTAAGGAGTTATAATGGCACTACCGCGATTGAATGAACAGCCACAGTATGAATTAACAGTACCATCAACAGGTCAATTAGTACAATACAGACCGTTTCTGGTAAAAGAACAAAAAGTTTTAATCATGGCACTTGAGTCTCAAGATCAGAGACAGCAGCTGAACGCAATATTAAATTCAATTAATGCCTGCGTTCAAGATGTTGATGTACATAAACTTGCAACGTTTGATGTTGAATATATGTTTACACAGATTCGTACAAAATCTGTGGGTGAAACTACAAAAATTGTAATGAAATGTACAGAATGTAGTGCAGACAAAACTGTATCGATCGATCTTGAACAGGTAAAACTTGATGAAGAACCTAAAATAAAAAATAGAGTTGTAAATCTAACAAAGGATATTGCTGTTGAATTAAAATATCCGACTTACAATGAGTTTTTAAGAAATACGAATGAACAGTCTTCTGCTGTCGATATGGTCTTTTCATTAATGGGTACATGCATCTCTGCAATTATATTAAATGATGAAGAGAGAATTGATATTAAAGATGAAACACCAGAAGAGATTGAAAATTTTATTAACTCTTTAAACGCAGAGCAATTTGAGAAATTAAGAACCTTTGTTGATGAGATACCAAAGATTAGTTTAGATGTAGAATTTGAATGTGAAGCTTGTAATGCAAAGAACACACGAACACTGGAGGGCTTAAACGATTTTTTTTCCTAAACCTTTCTCATGAGACGCTTGAGAATTTTTATCAGACTAATTACCAATTGTTGCAAAATTTTAATTATTCTCTAGCTGACCTTGATAGTATGATACCATGGGAAAGGGAAATATATCTTGCAATGCTCGTAAATGAATTAAAGGAAAAAGAACTAGCAGCAAATAGTAGGTAACGATATGGCTATTACAATTACACCCACTGGCAGAACTGGAATGAATGTTGGATTATCTGACATTGCTAGCATTCTATCTGAGCAAAATCAAGTCTTAGCACAAACTGCGGTATCACAAGAAAAGCTAACATCTGCATTTAAAGATTATTTGACTATGTTAGCCGGCAATCAAATGGATGATCTGCAAGACGAAAGACGCGCCGAAGCCGAATCAAGAAGTGAAGGTGGCAGAGGTATGTCCGGAATAGCCAATGCTTTTAGTATGAGCGGAGTTGTAGGCGGAGTGGGTAGTTACATAGCTGGATTTGCGAAGCGTTTATTGCCGGTAGCTCTCGGTCTTTTATTCGGTGATGAATTGTTAGAAGGTATAAAATCAGCAGTTAAAAATTATTTAGATAGAGATATATCTAGCGATGTATTTGATGCAGTTAAATTAGCTGTTGTAGGTGGTCTCGGTGGATTCTTATTTGGTGGTCTCAGTGGCGGATTATATGGCATGCTGTTTGGTGTTATGTTCTCGCCAATGGTAAGACAGAAAATTGCTGACGGGTTATCGTTAATTATAGGTAAAGAAATTGACTCAACCGATCCTTCTACATTTGTCACAGCTGGAGCAATTGCTCTTTTACTTCCTGCTGCAATTAAAGCCGCTTTACCGAAGCTACTTTCATTTTTGTTCTCTCCTACCGGTTTACTTGTTGTAGCCGCAGGATTAACAGCAACTGCTGCATACAAATATTATACTGACGATGAGTTTAGAGCTGAGATTGATAAAAAGACACAGCCATTCCGTGATGCCATGATTGATGCAGAAAAAGCATTCACTAATAAAGTCGGTGAGTTCATAACTACATATACGAATGAATTTAAGAAAGCCGTAAACAAAGCTGTCGGCAAGAATATATTTACAACTACAGAAATGGAAAAACGTGGTGAAGCCTCGCTAAGTGAAGCAGATAGAGCAGAAGTTGCACGTCTTAGAGAGCAACAAAGTATTGCTCGAGAAGACTATGAATCTTATATGGCTGGTAGAAATCGAGATGAAATTGCAGAAAAGTATGGTCTTCGAACCACTGGAATGATGAGACATTCACAGAACGCGACTGCACTTGCTAGTATGGTAACTGGTTATCAAGACGATATTGATGCCATCGTTGATCCTGCTGCAGATATTCAGAGAATGATTGCCGGTAAATCAAATCAAGAGATTGCAGATCTTCGAAAAAATTTGGCAGATAATCTATCAGCATTGTCATCAGTTGAAGGTTCTGAGAAAGAGGCTGCTGTATTACGTAGACAAATTGCTGCACTCGACAAAGCGATCGCTAGTAAACAATCTCGTCAGCCATCAGTAGGACCACCGACTGGTATTCCAAGTATTGATAGACCACCAACCGGGCCAAATGCAGATATTATGGCTCAATATGGTTCTCGTTCTACAGGAAATGTAGTTGCACCAGTTGATGCTAGCAATACAAATATTGTGACCAATAACAGTAGCTCCCCCCTAGTGTTGCCAGCAGGAGGGAGCCAAGATTCGAATGATAATGCAAGAAGCAGAATGCTTCCTACATCAAATCCTCATAATTAGTCGTCGTTTGCTAACTTAGCAAAGTATGACATAGTGTCATCATCATCTACAGAGTTCATCTCCTCGGCAGTAACAGGAGCAGCCTGTACTGGTTCTGGAGCTGGAGCAGGCTCATTAACCTGATTCATTTGAACTACAGTAGGTGCACCCATTTCTACTTCTTCACCAAGAACACGCATCAACTTCGCTTTTAATTCGTCGTATGATTTGTAGTTTTTTGGGTCTGTAAAGTCACCGACTGGATGTAGTTGGTTATAGACTGCTTCCAATTTGGATTCGTCTGCCTCATAGAGAGGAGTAGCGCTTTCAAATTCTGACTTATCATAATTACGATATCCTTCAACATTACGAATTTTTAATTTAAAGTTAGCACCATCCCAGAAATCAAATGGGTTAATCGGTGTTTCATCAGCAAACGAAGGCTGCATTACATCCATAATCTTGTCAAAGATCTTCTTACCAAATTGGTATAGGAATACTTTACCTTCGTTTTGAGGATTCGATGGGTCAGAGATAACAAGAATATTTGTTACGTAGTGTAGTCTACGCTTTTGTGTTCTTGCTTTATCTTTGTCGGCTTCAATGCCTGAGTTCCAGAGTCGTGAGTTGAGTTCACCAACTGGATCAGGTTGACCAATAGAAGTAAGGCTGTTTTCGATATACCATAGACCGGTTGGTCCTTTGAATCCATGGTCCCAGTATCTGACCCATGGTAAGTCTTGTCCTTCCATTGCTGGTAGGAATCTGATGACTGCATATCCATTGCCTGCTTTGTCTACTGTCGGTTTCCAAATACGTTCATCAACATATGACTTTTTTTCACCGCCGCCGGTGGACTCTGCTGCTTGAACGAGTTTAGAGATTTGATCGCGATTGCGCTTTAAGTTTTCGAATGACATGTTTTATTCCTTGTATGTACTGAAATATGTTTTTTATTATAACACAGTATAGCTGTATTGTACATCTATTTATATCTCTCTTATTCGAAAAGAGAAGAATCAATAGAATTAGTTTTTGGCAAAAAGTTTAAGGCCATTGCCTCAGCCTCAAGTTTGTCTTTAATTACGGGTGAGACAAACTTTTTTACATCTTCTGGTTCGATTGCGTTATTCTCACAAACCAGTAGAATTGCTTCCATATACCCAATTGATTTTTCAATTACAGCGTTCTCGATCATTTTCGAAAACTTTGCTTTATTTAGAAATTGATCTTCGACTGTCATTTATCTAATGCCCTCAATAGAATTGTATCTTTGTTAAGTCTACCGTTTGGTACACTACTTTTAGTAGTAAGATTTTTCCACTCACTATCAATCTGTTTAGGCGTCTTGTTTAAGACAATAGGTAAGAAGTCATCTGGCCTCCGTAACTTGATAGTGCGGCTACTCACTTGATCAAAGTTTTTAATGGAAGTACCAGAGACTTCAAACCCAACAGCAGCTGTAGTAATATATTCAGTCAACATTCGAGACTTGGTATTAAAGGTGTACAACCTAAACTTACCGATAATTTGTATTGGCAGTATCGAAGCCAATTTGAAATCATTGTCTTCAGTCTTGTACTGAATTTTAGCTGCTTGTTTGTCTGCAGACCGAGGAGCTTTAATGCGAGTCTTACGAGTCGCTTTTGCTGCAGACTTAAGCCTGTCCAGATCGGAGAGCATTGCCTGACAGGCTTTAATACGATGATTGAGTTCAGGTCTTTTCAAATGTGAGTAACCTTCAACGGCATCAGGACAACGCTTATGATAGGCATCTTCATAATCAAGTAACCATCCCTCAATCACCTCACGAACTGATGCGGTCGCAGACGCAGGCAGTCCATGTTTCTTAAAGAGAGCATACAAATCGATATAAGACTTTTCACCCTCTATCCAACCATCTTCATAATCAAGTAGATCTTGCATAATAGTATTGGATATTTTATTTTGTAATCTCTGCATCGGTGACAGTGATACAACACGATCAGAGTCTTTTAATCTTGCTTGCTTTTCAAAGTAAAGAGGTTTACCAGTCTCAACAAGCTTTAGAACATATTTGTCAAGAGCATCTTTCCAATACTGTACACGATCATTCATATCGTTTGTATGTGTAATGTATGCAGCTGTTGCACAATGATAGCTTAATGCCCAGAATTTATATTCAGGACAGGCACTGACAAATTTAAAATCTTCTTTTGAAGTATTTGCTTTTGCATAAGACTTCAGAGCTGAAATCAAATCTTTACGATCGATCTCATAATGAAAATAAGAATGTACTGCATCGATACCTTTATCGAAAGGTGCAGCACCGATACCAGATCTGCGACGAGCTGGAATTTTTTTCTTTTTACGTTTCACTAATGGCATGATAACTCTCCTTGAAAATGTAGCCTAATATATTCTATCATGTTTTCACGTAAATGTACACAGTTAATTTCGTTTTTCTCGCAATATTTTTCGAGCATGTGCTATAGAATAGTTATTGATACAGATATATCTTTCACATCTCTTCATAAATTGCTCTAAGATGAAATGTTCATCCATTGGAGCGGGTACGGAGATTCGAACTCCGATCCTCAGCTTGGAAGGCTGCAATAATGGCCATTATACTATACCCGCTAATTTCTACGCATGGTAGCAATTTCTTTAGCCGCATTGCTATCCTTACGAATTGGTACCATATTTGATTTGTGAAGAGTGCCGATACCTGCAAGCTCATCACCTGTATATTGCTTAGCTGCTTTTGCATAGCCATTACCAACTTTATCTGATGTTGGTGCAAGAGGCTCACTGACTTTGTAGCTTGGCATAGGTGCACGATACGTAGAACCTTTTTGATAACCTACACGCTGCAGTAATACAGCCATTTTACGTTCTTCTTCGAGAACAGCTGCAGTTTTTTTACGTGCTTTCCTTTTCTTGGTGTTGATTGTTGTCATTCCCCTCACTAAATGCATAGTCATGTTTGTAGCCTTTCATAGTCATGCTGTTAATACGTTCTTGCAGATATCGCCTGACGA